AAAGGAAACAACCAATCGTTGCACCTTAGGATGGTGGCCCCGGCTTCCAGAAGAAACCTAAGTCCTACACGGTTGGACCCACTACTTTAGTGGTACCCGTAGCGTACAGAGTGATTCTGACACTACTACCGACTCCGGAACAAATATTATCTGTTTCGGCACGTCCAGTCCACGTCCGTGGACCTTGCAACTAGCCGCAAGTTTTGCGGGTAGTGCGTCCAGATCCTCCGGTATTACCGGCGGGGGATCTGCGGAGCTCTTGTACAAATTGTCGTACAGAGCTTCCTCCCTTTTCTGCCATGGTCGCGCATCATATGCGCGATCCTTGTATGGATTTTCGCCGTGCGCCCGAGACACCTCGGGAGCAAGCATATTCCTAAACAGATAGGGTCGGTCGATGTTGTTCAACGCATCATCGATCGAGAGAAAGCCATGTCTTTCGGCAATGGCTCTCTTATCGGAGTACCTCAAATGAGACCAATCCGAATCAGGCACTCCAGCTAACAGCTGGAGTGCACTGTCGTCGACGCCGAGTGTTAACTCGGCGTTAGACAGTATTTCTTTGATCTGGTCCTTGACCACATCCAAAGAAAGGCCCCGAGCACGTGCATTCGTAGCGAAAGTCGCTAACGTCTGCCGTTCGAGGAATGGCGCGGTACCGTTGAGGCACCGCACTATGGCCTGAGACTGCCTTCCGGGCATTGCCCGGAAGATAGACCTGAGTTCTGCATCGCTTCGATGGAACGCGGGAGCACCGATACCTCCCAGCAAAACTGGAAGGTAACGGAGCGCCAAGTTTTTCGGCAAGAATGATTCCATTCTCTGCTCGAATCGTTTTGAGACCATGGGAACCATGGCCTCGAAACCTCCTGCGAGCCAAGCCAGCATGCTTTGCACCTGGCGAGCCTTGCCAATGGCAGGGTTTGGCTCGTCTTTTCCCTCGTGCTCCTTGGCACAAGGGGAAAGTAGTCTGACCTTCATCGCATCGATGTGAGGGTGACTAAAGTAGTCGCGCTCATGGAGTGGCGTTGCCACACCATAGAGGTCGGACGGACTTATTCCTACCGTGAGGATCATCTCCTCACAGTAGAACGCACCTCGCGAACTTAAAAAGTTCTGCGACCACGACACGGACATTCCGTTAAGTTGGTGGTTCAACGAAATTCGTTGAAGGTAACTCTTTGGTCCTTGGGCGGTATGATCATCGCCCGAGCATGCAAAGTGGCGCCAGCGCTTCGCTGGTACCCCTTTGGACCCCCTCAGATAGGAGTAAAACTCCTCATCTGGGGATTCGATCATTCCACGGGAATGTCGAATGAAAGCCTCCCACTCCGCACAAAGGTTGTGCATAGTGAGAACCGCTTTCGTCCCCGGGTCTCCCATAAGGACGCCCGAGGTTGTCAGCGT